ATTCTTGGTTAAGGGTTTCTATTCTTTTACGAATTACTTCTAGCTTTTTAAGATCATCAGCCATTTATAGTTTTATTATAAATATTAAAAGGCATTATTTTTTTAATGCCTTTGTAACATAAGTTGGAGGTGATATTTTTGTAGATGATGATTTATCTCTAGTAGCTCCTGCTGATTTCATAGCAGTAATAGACTTTTTAACAGTATCTTCGTTTTCTACATTATTTACTTTATTATAATGTTCTTGAAGTTTGTTAAAAGTAAAATTTCGTAACCAAATAGGCATATTATATATAGTATGCCAATCATAACCCCCATTACTATGGAATACTATTTCATGTATTTGGGTAAATAAAGCAGCTCGATAATTAGGCGTCAGGCCAAAAAAACCTAGTACCAAATTGAATTTCGACGTCCTCCTCTACGCCTTCTACAAATTCATATTTAACTTTTGTGTCTATTCCCGGAGATATTTTATTATAATATTCTCTAAACGCTTTGGCGTCGCGAGCGAGGAATGCGGTATCAACAAATTCTCTAACGGTTTTTTTCTCATAATCACCATTAATTGATAAAATCATATATTTTAACCTAGTGGTCATCTCTGAATTATCATTTTTATTGATTTTCTTTAAACCTTCTAATTCTTTGTCGATTTCTTTATCATCTTTTTGGGTAAGGAATTTAAAAGTAAGAATATTTCCTGAGTGGGGAAGTTCATACTTAAATTCGTTATCTCCTTTTTTTACAATTAAAGATTCATTTAAAGATTTTTCTGTTAAAGAAGTTAAATCTACTGTAATATCTTCTCCTAAATATGAAAAAGTATAATCTTTACCATAACCTAAAATACGAGCAGCCATCATAATAGCATCTTTATCTCCAATTAAAAGATCATTATAATCAAACTTAGTAACTAATAAAGATTGTAATAGTTTATCTAATACAATACCTTGTCTGATGTAATTTTGGTTAGTTAGGATATCTTCTTCTTTAGCAGTCATATATTTGATTTCTACTTTTCCTTCTGCTAAAGGATGACCTTCGGGATATAGTAAACCTTTTGAAGGTAATTCTACAATTTCTGTTGGTAATTTAAAACTCATAAATTATTTATTTGTAACTAGTTTTATCTATTATACATATAATATAAAAAAAGAGCTTGGCAAAGCCAAGCTCAAATTTAATTTTATGTAAACTTTTATTAGAAATTTAACACACAGTAATCTGGTTGTACGGTCATTGTAATTTCAACAGCTTGATCAGCAGTATCCCAGTTATAGTCACCAAAGCTAGCTTCAGTAATAAACGCACCTTTAATTACCCATTCAGAAACGATATCACCTACAGGGCCTAATACATCAAAAGTTAAGTCTTTCTTGTAGAAGTCTGAGTAACCATCTCTACCTGTTACTGATTCGTGGTGTAAACGTACCCACTCCATTACTGCCTGAGCACCAGATGGTGTGATAGGATCGAATAATGTAAACTGGATGGTTCCCCAAGTTGTTTTACCTTTAACAAAACGTTGAACGTTAATGTGATTTAAAGCTACACTTCCTTGAGATAAAGTTACAGCACCAACACCTTTAATTTCGTAGGCTGGGATGCCATCAATGTACATGATGAATCTGTTAGCCTGCTTGGGTTCAAAGGCTGTGAAGAAAATTTCGTTTGGGTCTAATACTGCCATTTTGCTATATTATTTATTTTATTATAAATATTACTAATTACAACTCTTATGCTGGGAAAGTAGCTCCAGTTGGTAAGATGTTGAAGTCTAGGTAAATGAATTCAGCAGTCTTAGTTGGTTGTAGATAGATTTGACCGATTAACTGGTTTCTATCGATTACGTCTGGAGTGTTGTTGGAATCATCCATAATTACTCTGAACGCGTATAAACCTTGACGTTGTTGAACTGATTCTAGGTATGGGTTAACTTGGCTTAAGAATTGATTTCTTGTAGCAATTGTGTTTTGTTCAAACACTAAGTTATTAGCTACTTGAGAAATGTAAGACTTAAGAGCGATTAACAATCTACGAACATTTACACGATCAAGTGCAGATGCTCTCTTTTGTAATGTTTTCTGACCGTATACTACAACTCCAGTACCTGGGAAAGTTGCAATTGGGTTTACATTACCTGTATAAAGATTGTTACGGTTAGTTTGGCTTAGTTTTCTTTCGGCTCTTACTACAGTATCTAATCCACCGCGATTAATTCCAGCAGGAGCAAACCATGGTTCAGATACACTGTCATTAAACGCGTATACAGCAGGAATTAACGTTGAAGCAGGCACCCATATTAATTGACCAGTACCTGGATCAATTGTTTGAAGCCATGGCCAATAAGTTGCAGCGTATGAACTGTTAATTGTAAGTGCTGAAGTAGTAGCTTCTGAAATTGAAGCACCAAACTCTCTAGTGTCTATAACCGCAATAGCATCACCTCTTCCCTGTACAGCATTTACTAAAGTAGTTACTTGAGAAGCATTATCTGCAATAGTTAAACCTGGGATTGAGATTGCATTAAATCTGTAATCATCTTGGTTAGCCATTAAAGCAATCATGTTATTGTAGTTAGCACCTACTAAACCTTGAGTGTCTGTACTAGTAATATTGTTGTAGTATTTACCAGTACCTGTTAAAATACTTCCAAGAGCGCTTCCAAATGAACCACTTGCATTACTTGGGAGTGAATTAGCATATATTGATTTGGCTGTACCGTTATTATCAAAATAATATGGAGTTGGAGTATCTACAGAGTTTACGTACACGTATCTAGAATTAGTAGGGAAGTTACCTAATACTTCTACATAATTGTCTGTGGAATTATATTGTTGGTAGCTATCGCCAATCACTCTAGAAATATAGTTTGGTTGAGTTGGGTCTAATGATAAATTAGTCCAAGTTTCTAGTACGATAGGTTCAGTAGCAGTGTCGTTACCTTGTCTAACTAAAAGATCAAATGTTCCTGAAGAGGTATTAGAATTTGTAATCTGCCATCTTACGTTATCAGCTGAACCACTTGGTAAAATACCATTAGTACCTTCAGTGCTAACACTGTTCATTACAATACCTTCAGAGATAGTTTTTAATGTAAAAGCTAACGATGTTCCAGAGCCGTTACTACCACCACCTAAAGTAACTTGAGTTGTGAAAGTAGAAGCAGAACCTGTAGCAACTGTAGTTCCATTATAAGTTGTACCTATAGCTGAAGAAGAGATAATAAGATCAGCTGTAGCAGAAGTTACATTAAATAAACCATCTAACGCAGCATCCATTTCGGCTGCTAAGTTTGTAGCAGTAGCAGTAGCGGTTGAACCTGTAGCATAAAAGTATAACTTACCATCTTCATCATCTGCTGGGATTGGAGCATCAGAAGCTATAAAGCGGTATAAAGTAGAATCAGGTGTAGTAAGACGAACTTCAATTCCGGCTACAAAAGCAGCATTTAAAGTGAAGGAACCTGTAGCATATTCTGTACCGGTTACTGTTTCACTATTAACAATTGAAGCTGTAGCAGAAGTAAATGAACCAGAAGCTACTCTGGCTACTAATAAGCTTTGTCCCCCTTGTTGGAAATAATTGTAAGCAGCGATTGAGGTTAAATAGCTGTATTCTTGACCCCCACTTAAAAAAGTAGTACCAAATCTGTTTACATAGTCTGAATAGGTGGTAACTACAGTAGGAATTTCTACAGGGCCTTTTACAGTTGGACCTATAATAGCGGCGCCTACAGTTACTGGTTGCTGTGAAACGAATGAACTATCGTTTTCTCTAGCTAATACTCCAGGTGAAATTAAAGTTTCTGCCATTGCAAAGTTATATTTTTAGTTTTATTATAAATATATGATCTTTTTTCAAAAGTCTTTATAAAACCATTAAATATAACTAAATGAATTAAAATTTTTATTCTATAGTAATTTCACCTGTTTCTAGGTTGATATTGCCAGATCCATATTTTTCGGTCAACTGTTGACCTAATTCATTATTTAATTTTTCTAATTCTAATATTTGAGCTTTAAATATTTCTTTATTTTGTTCTAACAAAAATATTCTATATTCAACTGATCCTAAATTCATTATAAGATCATTTTGTTGATTTTGAAGATTTGTTAGTTGTGTAAGCTCTTCTTGTGTTAAAACTTTTTTTTCCATATTAATAAATATTAAGTATTTTGTTTAAAGCATCTATTACTTTTTGAGAAGTAATATTTTTAGTACATTCATATTGACGAATAGTATCTTTATGTTCAGGACACCATTCCCAGTCACCTGGGTCTAACCAATGTTTGTTAAAACATCCTGTACATAGATTTGGGGTGTAATCAAAAATTCTTTCACAATCTTGGAATTCAGTGTATGGTTTAGAAAATCCCGAGATTAGTACTATAGGAGTTGGAGTTGTCCAAGCTAACCAACTTAAACCACTACCTAAACCAATATAGGCTTTAGCGTGATGTATATCGTTGTATCTATCTTCTAAAGGATATTCTCCGGTTTTATCGATTACCCCTTCTAAAGTACCATACAATTTAGAATCGTGCCACTCATCACCTAATGGTTCTTTTGTAATCATTACTACTTTGTATCCTTTATTATTTAAGTAATCAATTACTTCTTGCCATCCTTTACGATTATTCCAGTACTTAGCGTGAGCTGAAGCATGTGGGGCTATTACAACATAATCACCTGGAATAGCAGGTTCGGTTATAGGGAATGTAAGTTTGGGTTTTACTTCTTTATAAGGTAACCCTAAAATTGAAGTAGACGTTTGTTGCATAGGCATAGTCTTTACTTCTTTTGGGTGCTTACTTTTATCTAGTTCTTTATCGTTATAATGCCAACCTACACCATACATAGCATATAGATTTTCTACTACAGTACCTGGTTCTACAAATTCTAATTCTGGGTAGTTATCTTTAAACCATTCATTATGAAATGTAGAAACTACAACTTTACAATCATGGTATTTTCTAAATTCTTCGGCATATGGAAACCATGCTAAAGAATCACCTAAAGCAGTTGAGTCAATATGAATGTATACTCTTTTTTCTTTAGCATTGTAATTATAAATTTCTACTAGTTCTTTAGTATCATCGTCATATACCTCAATTCTCCATTTTATAAAGTATTTAGCTGAAGTACGAGACCACATATTATTAGTAATAGTGGTTTCGTGAATTAACTC